TGGCTGACAGCACTATCACCGATTATCTGGAACCGGTGGCACAGGGTGTCAGTGTAACCGCGCCGGTCAGTGTGCCTTACACGTTCACCGCACTTGAGGAAATATCCTACCTGGTCACCGTGTCCACCGATGGACCGCCTCAGTTCAGTGAAGAAATCACCTGGGTCATTAACGGTCGCAACTACTCAGTACCGGTGACCGGTCAGAGGGTCGTGGTGTGGCCCTTCGGTCCGAACTGGGATCAACCGTTAACCGAGTCGTTGGAGTGGAAAACAGACGTGTTCACGTCCTTCAACGACACTGAAACGCGACGGTCACTGCGAACCAAACCCCGGCGTAAAATAAACTACCGGCTTACTCTGGAAGGCAACGAACTGAACCAGTTTCAAAATGTTTTGTTCGGCTGGCAAGACCGGCAGTACGCGCTGCCCATCTGGCAAGACAAGCACGTTCTCACCACGCCAGCCTTGAAAAACACAACGGGAATTCCCGTGTCCACCATTGGACGCAGTTTCTTTGAAGGTGGCCTGGCTATTCTGATGACCGACACTTACACCTTTGAGGTGTTTGAAGTGGCTAGTATCACACCCGAGAACATCACAGCAGCAAAACCACTGGAAAACGATTGGCCGGTCAACGCACGGCTGTACCCGGTGAACCTGGCCAAGCTGCCCACAAGTGTGGCGACCCAGCGGTTGACCAGCAAAGTGATGACCAGCAACGTGGAGTTCAGTTGTGATCCGGTGGAAACTGACCCGTACATCCCAACCTTGCCCGTTGCAGAAACACTCGATGGGGTTGAGGTCATCTATAAAAAACCGAACTGGTCAAACCCGCTTCAGTACGACATGGATTCTGAGTACGACCTGTTGGATTATGAAACCGGTGCATCACAGCAGATACAACGCCCCGGCGCACCCCGGCAGAACCGCAGAGTGCAGTGGTTGATGAAGAACCGACAGGAACTGACAGAGTTCCGTGCCTTACTGGGTCGCCTCAAAGGACAAAAGAATGCAGTTTACGTGCCAACTTGGTTTTCTGATTTTGAAGTGGTCGAACCCACCGGTGTTGGCTCATCCGGCCTTCGTGTGCGCCGGTCGCAGTACGACGCTCTTGTGGGTGTTCAACCGACTCAGAATGCCGTGTTGATCAGGCTCACCGATGGCAGTCGTTTCCTACGAAAAATCATCGGCACCACCCGATCCAGTGGTGACATTGAGCAGTTATCGCTGGACACCGACTTTCCGGTAGAGATAGGCCCTCAGAACATAATGCAAGTTTCACTGGTTCACCTTTGCCGTTTGCGGCAAGACGGGGTTACAATCAACTATCTGTCGGATTCCGTATCAACAGTTGAAATTAACCTGACCACGGTGAAACAGTGAGTGAAATCGAAATTTACACAGTGACCTACGACTTCAACCGGTGGCGGTACACCTCGGCTGACCTGGACGTGTATCAGGAGCCGGTCACGTTCCGTGCGGTACCCATCTCACGGTCTGACATCGAACTCAGCAGTGACAGTTCATCCGCCAGCTTCAGGGTCGAATTTCCATTGGATGCGGAGTTTCTGGAATTGTTCAGAGTGTCACCGCCATCTGGCCTGGTCACCTTACTGTGTGAAAAATACGATCTGGAAACGGGCAACTCCACTGAAATTGTGTTCAAGGGTCGCATCACCGACGTGACCTGGGGGTTGGCCAACGCCACCGTTGACTGTGAAAGCAGTTCCCAGGCCATCAAACGCATGGGTTTACGCAGGCATTATCAATATGGTTGCCCACACATGCTTTACGGTGGTGAATGCAAAGTAGACAGATCACTGTTTGTCACCATTGATGCCGCGACCAACGTCACCGGTTCCGGCCTGGACTTGCTCAGTATTGCCGGTCACCCCGACAACTACTTCGCCGGTGGGTACATAGAGTACAGCCATTTTGAGTTGCAAACCGTTGAACGAATCGCCGTGTCTTCGTCGGCAGGCGTCACCCTTACCCTATTCTCATTCCCAGTGGGGTTGAAGTCGGGTATGGAAATTCGCGCTTACGCCGGTTGCAACCGGACCATTCAGGAATGTTCATCCAAGTTCAACAATACGGTGAACTACGGTGGTATGCCATTCATCCCTACCAAAAACCCCTTCGGTGGCGATCCGTTATTCTGAGGTGAGTTATGTGGCAGCAAATTGCAGTATTCATCGTACTTTCATTAATTTCTTACGCATTGACACCCAAACCGGAAGGTCCGAAGAACGCGGTCGCCGGTAAGCTCGACATTCCCCACCCACCTATGGGTGAAGAAATTCCGGTCATATTCGGCAAGGTGTGGGTCAAAGAAGCCGGAGTGATCTACTACGGCAATCCGCAAAAGAAGAAGATTCAAAGTGAGGGTGGTAAATGATCGTCACCCATGATGACGTAAAGGCGTTGCGTTATTGCAACAAAGGAACCCGTGAATTTTTCAAGCGACATAATCTCGACTGGTCTGATTTTGTGAAGAATGGGATCAGTGAGGAACAATTAATCAATACCGGTGACGCCAGGGCGTTGCAAACGGTCGAGTTTGCAAGGGAGAGGGTCGATGGGCAGTAAAGGCGGTAGTGTCACAGTAGGGTACCACTATTACATGAATGTCCACTTTGCGATTGCACACGGTGGTGTTAATGAGTTGCACGAAATCCGCATCGGTGATCGTGTGGCGTGGCGTGGCAATCTAACTGAATCGTCCTCTGTAACAATCAACAAACTAGAACTGTTCGGTGGTGAAAAACGGGAAGGGGGTGTACTCGGCACCGTTGATTTAATGTCTGGTGAATCAAATCAACCCATGAACCCATCACTGCAAAACGCGATTTCCCATGCAACTGGTTCGGCTGACATACCCGCGTACCGTGGAATATCCACTCTGTTCTTTAAGGGTGCTGATGGTGTGAATATGACCGGTACACCGTGGAGCAACCAGCTGGTTGACATGGTCAGTGTGTCAGGCGATGATATCCTTACTCAAGCAGTGAATAACCTTCTTAATTTAGTTCGGTCGTCTTTCTTGTGGGGTGCCATGAACCCCTACTTCAAAACACCGGCATTCCTGGTGCGGCGAATCTGGAAAGACTGGTATCCAGAGAAAGCAAAAATAGGTGAGAATGCCAACCCTATTCACATCATCTATGAAACCCTAACCAATAAAGTGTGGGGGTTAGGGTACCCGTCGCAAGACATAGATGACAGCAGCTTCCGTGCAGCCGCTGACGTTATGTTCAATGAAGGTTTTGGATTATCAATGCGATGGTCCAACCAGTCCACCATTGAAGAATTCATCAAGATGGTGAATGAGCACATCAACGCCACACTGGTGGAAGACCGGGCGACGGGCCGGTGGCGCATGATCATGGTGCGCGACAACTACAACATTGATGACCTGTTTGAATTGAACGAATCCAACTGTGTTGTTGAAGAATTCCAACGTAAGACCATGGGCGAAACCATCAATGAAGTTGTCGTGGCCTTCACGCGCCCTGAAGACGGTGAAACCGATACTGTCACGGTGCAGAACCTGGCCAACTTCGCTAACACCGGGCAGATCAACTCGCAGAAAAAAGAGTACCCCGGCATAGCCGACGCCGACACCGCTTTCCGAATTGCAATGCGTGACCTGAACACCCTGTCAAAACCCATTGCTAAAGTCACCGTCACCTGTGATCAGTCCATCATGGGTCAATATCCTGGTGATGTTATCAAACTGAATTGGCCGCGTCTGGGTTTGAATGGCATACCTGTTCGTATTGGCAAGATGAACCTGGGTAGTCTCACCCAAGGTGAAATTCAGATTGAAGCGATTGAAGACGTGTTCGCACTACCCGACAACGCTTATATTGCCCGCCAGCCAATTGGATGGGTCGATTCCCAAAGGCAGGCAGAGCCGGTTACTGACCAGAAACTTTTTGAACTGACCTACTATGAGTTGTACACCAGTACCGATACTGCCGACCGGTTAGAGTGGCTGGAAGACATTGGTTTTGTTGCAGCGGCATCACTGTCACCGAATTCAGATTCCAACAGTCTGGCGTTGTACGACAACGTAGGGCAAAAGGAAGTCGGAAACGGTGATTTCACAACCCTGATGTTGCTATCGGAACCCACAGGTTACATGGACACCATACTCACTCTGGACCTGACCGGCATTGATGTCACCGTGTTGTTGGGAGGTGGTCTGGCGTACTTGGGTGATGAGCTAATACAGATCACCAACTACAACATAACTACCGGTAAAGTTACCGTGAAGCGCGGCCTGATAGACACGGTACCGGCGAAGCATCCGGTGGGTGAGAAGTTGTGGTTTTATGCCGGTAACGACTATGTTCTGGACACCACCGACCGGGTAGCTGGTGAAGCCGTCAGTTACAAACTACTGTCTGAAACATCTGTTGATAAGCTGGAACTGAGCCAGTCACCGTTGGTTTCCTACACCCTACAAAACCGCCAACTGCGACCCTACCGGCCTGGTAACCTGAAAGTGAATGGTGTGTCTTACCCTGATGTCATTGACGGAAGTGAGTTGGTCGTGTCATGGGCGCACCGTGACCGTACTCAGGAACTGCTGTTGGAACCCACGAGTTATCTCACAGGTAACATAGGGCCGGAACTCGGTGTGACCTACAACCTGGTGATTAAGGGTGAGAATGGCACTGTTGTGAGAACTGAAGTTGGTTTAACCGCCAGTCAATATTCTTACGTTGGTGAGTCAAATGATTCAAACGTGTACGAACTCGCACCTTCTGGCATCTTTGTTTACGCGGACGGCTCGGTTGAAACACCGCAATTACGACTGAACGCCAATCTGGAAATAGAACTGAAGTCCGTCCGTGACGGTCTGGAATCTTATCAAACCCACACCATTGACGTTGAACGCGCAGGTTACGGATTCAATTATGGCAATTTCTACGGAGGAGCAAACTAATGCCAGCCAAGCAAGAACCGAACATTGGAATTAACTACGGATGGGACGCCGGGGAATCGGGCATCAACCTGCAACTGGATGAAAACTGGAAAGCCATTGGTGCGCTATTACAACTCTCTGTTGTTTCAGCAACTACCGATGTTCCAGCTTCACCAGTCGCCGGTGATCGGTACATCATTCCCACCGGTGCCACCGGGGTATGGTCAACCCACGTCGGAAAAGTAGCCCGGTACAATGAAGGTGCGTGGGAAATTTACACACCTTTGAAGGGTTGGAGCGCCTGGGTACAAGACACCGGCCAGCGGGTAAACCACAACGGCACCGACTGGCAGTTGCCCGGTGACTATTACGGTATGTTTGCAGATGACACTGCGGCATCCACCGGTGGTGTACCTGTAAACGGCTTTTACATCAACAACACCACCGGTGCGCTGCATGTCCGCATGGTCTAATTAACAACCAAAGGGTGTAAAAACCTTTTTCAGTTGTTATAATCCGGTGAAATTCTGTA